TATCTATAACAGAAAGAGAAATAGGTGGAATACCTAATTCAAGTGAAGATATTAAACAAGCACATGCTGCCGCGATTGAAAGTTATATAGAGAATTTTGTAGGTGCTAAAGAAAATAACTATGGTGATATGTATCATCAAAAAACATTAGAGGATTGGGCAACTTTTAATATAAATAATAGAACTAAACATGATGCTAGTATTAGTTCTGGTTTAGCTATAATGGCTTGTAACAAAAATTTATATAGACCAGTGCCTCGAAAAAATATTAATAAAATAAATCTTGGTATTAGAACTTATGATAATACCGGTACAATATCAAAAATTAATTAACATATATGCAAGCTACTACTACATATAGTACATTTCCTAATCAGGTCGTACCTGCTGCCGAGAAAGCTACTTACGAATATGGGTTGAAAGTTGCGAGAGCTATTGAAGGTGAATGGTTCAGAAATTCACAGGGTGTTGGTTATAGATATATGACTAACTATAATAATTTTCATAATTTAAGACTTTATGCTAGAGCTGAACAGCCAGTGCAAAAATATAAAGACGAATTAGCTATAAATGGTGACTTAAGCTATTTAAATTTAGACTGGAAACCTGTACCTATTATCCCTAAGTTTGTAGATATAGTTGTTAACGGAATGTCTCAAAGATCATACGAGGTAAAAGCAATGGCTCAAGATCCAACTTCTTTGAAGAAAAGAACTGAATATGCCCAGCGTATAATAATGGATATTGAAAATAAAGCTTTTAATGATGCTGTCATGAAAGAGTTTGGCATTGATATGAGTGAGTCTAGAGCTAAAAATACTCCAGAAAGCTTAGATGATCTTCCATCTCATATGCAAATGGATTATAAACAATCTATAGAAGTTGCAGAAGAAGAACTTATACAACAAGTATTAGATAAAAATAAATATCATTTAATTAGAAAAAGATTAAATTACGATTTAACAGTTTTAGGTATATCATGCGTAAAAACATCTTGGAATCCAGCTGAAGGTATTGTTATTGATTATGTAGATCCAGCTAATATAGTTTATTCTTACACTAACGATCCTAATTTTGAAGATGTATATTATGTAGGTGAAGTTAAAAATGTTCCTATAGTAGAACTTAAAAAACAATTCCCAAGCTTAACTCCTGAGCAAGTTAAAAAATTACAAAACTATACAGGCAACACAGCTTATTCGCCTAACTTTAATGGTAGATATGATCAAAATACTGTTCAAGTATTATATTTTGAGTGGAAAAGTTATATAGATCAAGTATTTAAAATAAAAACTACTGCTACAGGATTAGAGAAAACTATAGAAAAAGAAGACACATTTTTAGAAGTTAAAGAAACAGATAACTTTAAAAAAGCTTCTAGGTCAATTGAAACTTTATATAGCGGAGCTAAGGTGTTAGGTATGGAAGAAATGCTTGACTGGCGTTTAGCAGAAAATATGACAAGACCATACGCTGATACAAGTAAAGTAAATCTTAGCTATACTATAACAGCTCCACGCATGTATCAAGGTAGAATAGAAAGTTTAGTAAGTAGAATTACTGGCTTTGCTGATATGATACAATTAACACATTTGAAACTACAACAAGTAATGTCCCGTATGGTACCTGATGGTGTATATCTAGACATGGATGGTTTAGCAGAAGTTGATCTTGGTAATGGTACTAATTATAATCCAGCTGAAGCGTTGAATATGTATTTTCAAACTGGTAGTGTAATTGGTAGAAGCTTAACACAAGATGGTGAAATGAATAGAGGTAAGGTGCCAGTTCAAGAGCTTCAATCATCTTCTGGCGGTGCTAAAATTGGATCATTAATTCAGACGTATAATTATTATTTACAAATGATAAGAGATGTAACTGGATTAAATGAAGCAAGGGATGGTAGTGTTCCTGATAAAAATTCATTAGTAGGTTTACAAAAGCTAGCAGCTGCTAACTCTAATACAGCTACTAGGCATATACTTCAAGCTAGTTTATATTTAACTTTAATGACTTGTGAAAATATATCTTTAAGAGTTAATGACTCGTTAATGTTTCCTCTTACTAGAATGTCTTTAATTAATAGTATATCTAATTTTAATACTAATACATTAGATGAATTAATGAAAGTAAACGTACATGATTTTGGTATATTTATAGAATTAGAGCCAGATGATGAAGAAAAAGCAAAACTAGAACAGAATATACAAGTAGCTTTATCTACTCAGTCTATAGATCTAGAAGATGCTATAGATATTAGAAATGTAAACAACCTTAAACTTGCTAATACTTTATTAAAGAAAAGAAGACAAGAAAAACAAGCTAAAGATCAGCAATTAAAGTTACAGCAAATACAAGCACAGGGACAAGCTCAAGCAGAAACTGCAGAAAAAACAGCATTAGCAGAACTTCAAAAGCAAGAAGCTATGACTAATAGTAAAGTGCAGTTAGAACAAGCTAAATCTCAGTTTGAAATACAAAGACTTCAAACAGAAGCTGAAATAAAAAGAGGTTTAATGCAGCAAGAGTTTAACTACAACATGCAGTTAGCTAAAGAACAATCAAGAGTTATAGCTGAAAAAGAAAAACAAATAGAAGATCGTAAAGATAAAAGACTTAAAATTCAAGGCACTCAACAGAGTGAAATGATAACCCAAAGAAGAGAAGATGGTTTACCTATAAACTTTGAATCTAAAGGTAATGATAATTTAGGTGGTATAGGACTAGAACAGTTTGCACCTAGATAATTTTATATTAACTATTGTATTATATTATGTCAGAAGAAATAAAAGAAAGCGCCAATGGTGAGTTATCACAAGGTGATTTTAAAGTAAAAAAGAAACCTAAAAAATTAGTTGTAAAAGAAGATATAGCTAAAGTAGATTTAGGTAAAAAAGAAGAACCAAAAGAAGAACCAAAAGAAGAAACTAAAGTTGAAGAAACTAAAACAGAAACACCTGTTGAAGAAACTAAAACTGAAAAGCCTGTTGAAGAAACAAAAGAAGAAGCTCCTNTTATAGAAGAAATAGAAGTTAAAAAACAAGAAAAAAAAGAAGAAGAAGAAACTAAACAGGTTGTAGAAGATATTAAAGAAGAAGTAAAAGAAAATCCACAAATAGAATTACCAGAAAACATAGAAAAACTAGTTGACTTTATGAAACAAACTGGTGGTACTGTTGAAGACTATGTTAAACTTAATAAAGATTATTCTAAGTTAAGTGGAGAACAATTACTTAAAGAATATTACAGTGTAAGCAAGCCACATCTAAATACAGAAGAAGTAGAATTTTTAATGGACGATAATTTCGCTTGGGATGAAGACGAAGATGAAAGAGTTGTTAAAAAGAAAAAACTAGCTTACAAAGAAGAAATTGCTAAAGCCAAAAGCTTTTTAAATAGTTCTAAAGATAAATACTATGAAGAGATCAAGTTGAAACCTTCAGTATCTCAAGAACAAAAAAAAGCTAATGACTTTTTCAATAGGTACAACGAAGAACAGAAGGTGATTCAACAGCGTCACGAAAGTTTTACAAACAATACTAAAAAGTTGTTCGCCGATGAATTCAAAGGTTTTGAATATAGTGTTGGTGACAAAGCTTTTAGATATAATGTAAATAACAAGAGCGACGTTGCTCACAATCAATCTGATTTAAATAATTTTGTTGGGAAGTTCCTAGATAAAAAAGGTGAAATCAATGATTATAGAGGTTATCATAAAGCCTTATATACTGCTAATAACGCTGATAAAATAGCACAACATTTTTATGAGCAAGGTAAAACTGACGCGATTAAAGATATGAATGCTAAATCTAAAAATATATCAAATGAAATTAGAGCTACAAGTTCTGGTGAAATGTTTATTAATGGATTAAAAGTCAGAGCAATTAGTGGTGTAGATAGTTCTAAGTTAAAAATTAAAAAAAAATAACTTAAACTAAAATATAAATTATGAGTTTTGCAACAAGTGGGAGTTTTCCTGCAAGTTTAATTCCAGCTCAAAAGAAACAAGCATTAGATAATAACTATTTGAACTTTGCAGACGGATCGTCTGACTGGGCTCAACAGTATTTACCTGAGCTTTATGAAGCTGAAGTTGAGAGATATGGTAACAGAACGTTATCAGGTTTCTTAAGAATGGTTGGCGCTGAAATGCCAATGACATCAGATCAAGTATTATGGTCTGAACAAAATAGATTACATGTATCTTATAATGAATGTAACGCAAAAAGTGGTTCTGCTACTGATACTATTCAAATTGAATTAGCTAACGCTAATCCAGCAACTAGTGGTAGAGGTAACAATACTGTAGCTATAAAAGTAAATCAAACTATTTTAATTGCAGACAATGCAACAGGTTTAATTACTTCTAAAGCTATTGTGTCAACAGTAACACAGCCAACTGGTGGTGCTACTGTAGCTGAAATAGTTGTAATACCTTATGCAGGTACTGCTTTACCTACTGGCTTACAAACAACTACTGCTAACACTTTAAATCTATTTGTTTATGGTTCTGAATTTGGTAAAGGATCTACAGATTCTGGTCTAGATTCTATTGAGCCTAGTTTTACTGAGTTTAACAACTCTCCAATTATTATTAGAGATAAGTACCAAGTAAATGGTTCTGACGCTGCTCAAATTGGTTGGATTGAAGTTGCTACTGAAGACGGAACATCTGGATATTTATGGTATTTAAAAGCTGAGTCTGAAACAAGACTAAGATTTGAAGACTATATGGAAATGGCTATGGTTGAAGGTGAATTAGCTGCTCATACAGTTGCTATGCCTAACCAAACTAGTGTTAACTTAAAAGGTACACAAGGTTTATTTGCTGCTATTGAAGCAAGAGGTAACGTATATCAAGGATTTGCTGGAGCTGCTGCTCCTGGTTCTGGTGCTTTAGGTGATTTCGATGAGATCCTTAAAAACTTAGACAAGCAAGGAGCTATTGAAGAAAACATGCTTTTCTTACAAAGATCTAGTGCTTTAGATTTTGATGATATGATTGCTGCAATGAATGGAGCTTTTGCTTCTTCTGCTGCTGCTTCTTATGGTTTATTTGATAATGAATCAGAAATGGCACTTAACTTTGGTTTTACTGGCTTTAGAAGAGGTTCTTATGACTTCTATAAAACTGACTGGAAATATCTAAATGATGCTTCTACAAGAGGTTTATCTAACGCTATTGATGGTGTATTAATTCCTGCTGGAACTACTACAGTATACGATCAAATGTTAGGATCAAATATCAGACGTCCTTTCTTACACGTAAGATATAGAGCTTCTGAAACTGAAGATAGACGTTACAAAAACTGGATCACTGGTTCAGTTGGTGGAGCTTATACCTCAGGTGTAGATGCTATGGATGTACATTTCTTAACTGAAAGATGTTTAGTAACACAAGCTGCTAATAACTTCGTGTTATTTAAGACTGTATAATATTTATATAATGTGGGGAGCAATCCCCACTTTATTAATTTTTAAATAATAAAAATTATGGCACAACAAAATTTTATAAAAGTTCCCGCTAAATTAGATGATACTAATCTTCGAGGTTTTATACCTATATCTGTAGATAAAGTTATAGGAGTAACCGCACCTAGTGGAACTCAATTAAAAATATACTATACATTTAGAACTGATACTGGAAAATGTTTAGGAACTACATTAACTTATAGTTCTGGTGTAACACAACAAGATGCTGAGAATTTAAAAGATTTAATAGTAAAACAATCTCAAGAGCCAAGCAATGTTAAGATCTTTAGATTAGTAGCTGATGTTGATCACGACGCTACTTATGCTGTTAGATATTCTTCTGTGTCTCCGGTTAATTTATCAGAAATATAAAAAACATAAATTATGGCAAATTATATAAAAATACCGTTAGCGATTAATCCGCCTAGAAGTTTTGTAGTAGGAGCTTTAAATGGTACAGCTACAGGTGGTGGTACAGTTGCAGGTAGTGGAGCTAGTGCTGCTCAAACTCTTGGAGGTGGATCAGGTTCTGGAGCTACAGCTACTGTAACCAAAGGTGGTGACGCAACAATCGCAACTGCTACTATTACAATAGTAAATATTGGTGAAGGATATAAAGTAGGAGATGTGGTTACTATTCCCATTTTATCAAGTGGTGGTGCTACAACATGGACTGCTGAAATATCTTACACTATATTAGCAGCTGATTTAGTAACTTCTGAAGGAAGTTCTACTAATGAATACTACTTGTTTGATGTCGATACTTTATTAGCTATTGATTATAAATATGGAGCTTTAGATAACATGATACTGTGGACTAATGAAACAAGGTTTGTTACAGGAGCTAATATAGTTAGTACATCTCAAATTTCTCTAGGATTTGACGATACGCCAGCTCTTAATGACGGAGTAGCTGGACAGGACTTGAGTGAAGCAATTATTAAAGCTATTGAATCTCCTAACAGTGTTCCTACTGTTGAATGGAGTGATGGCTTAGAATTACTTACAATAACTCCAGCTTAAACACAATAATCCCCTGTTTCGGCAGGGGACTTTTTTAATTATTATATTATATTATATTATGGAAACAAAAGTAAAAAAGACTCCTGCTCCCAAGCAAGAGGTTAAAAAAGAAACTTGGGAATATAAAGATAGACACTATTACTTAGCAGACGGTAAAGAACCTTTAACATATACTATACCTAGTAAGCACACTCAAAGGTATCCTTTAGTTTGGTTTGACGAAGAAAAAGGGTATGAAAGAGAACTTAGGTATGCTACAAATCAAAAAAGTATATTTGTAGATGAACAAAAAGGAAGTGTAACGCTAAAACATATAGTTTTTAAAGACGGCGTTTTACACGTACCTAAAGAAAAAAGAAGTTTACAAGAGTTTTTAAATCATCATCCTCACAAAGGAATTATATTTAATGAGCTAGACAGACAAGTAGAAGCCGTAGATCAACTAGAAGAATTAGATTTACAATTAGACGCTTTAAATGCTGCTAGATCAATGGATGTAGAACAAGCTGAAGCAATATTAAGAGTTGAACTTGGTTCTAATGTGAACAATATGTCTACAAAAGAATTAAAAAGAGATTTATTATTATTTGCTAGACAAAACCCTAGATTATTTATAGATTTAGCTAATGATGATAATGTTATACTTAGAAATTTTGCTATAAATGCTGTTGATAATGGTATAATTAAATTAGCTTCTGATCAAAGAACCTTTACATGGGCTACTAATGGTAAGAAGTTAATGACAGTACCTTTTGATGAAAATCCTTACTCAGCTATGGCTGCATGGTTTAAAACAGATGAAGGACTTGAAATATACAAGTCTATAGATAAAAAACTTAAATAACAAGTGATTATAATAAAGGTGGTTTAATCGCCACCTTTTTTTTTAAATAATAAAATATGGCAGTAAACGTAGACACGGTTTATAAAACAGTATTATATATACTGAACAAAGAACAACGAGGTTATATGACGCCTGATGAATTTAATAAGGTAGGTCAACAAGTTCAATTAGAAATATTTGAAGCTTACTTTGAAGAATTAAACCAACTACAAAGACAGCCACAAACTAATACTGAATTTTCTGATAGAGTTCAGCAAATACAAAATAAAATTGCACCATTTGAAGTAGAAGGTACAGCTACGTTTGATACTAGCTTCTTTTATTTACCATCTGACTTACATAGATTAGGTGAAATATATTACAATGATGCAACTATTGTACAACCAGTACAACAAAACGAGTATTTATTAATCAATAAATCACCGTTAACTTCTCCAACGGTTACTCATCCAATATATGTACAACGTGGCGAACATCAATCAGCTGCAGGTCCACCACCAGTGCTACATGATAAAATATTTGTATACCCAACTAGCATACAGTCTGGTATTAAATGTAGTTATGTAAAAGTTCCAGATCAAATAAATTGGGCATTTACAGTTAATAGTGTTGGCGCTTATGTGTTTACAGAAACAGGTGCTGTATATTTTGGACTAGATGCTTCAGAACAAACAGAAATAATTTTAAAAATATTACAATACAGTGGTATTATAATAAGAGATCCACAAATAGTACAAACAGCTGCACAGCTTGTTCAACAAGACACTGTAAACGAAAAAAGTTAATAAATGGCACAAGTAACTCAAACTAACGAACAATACTACGCAAGTCAACAAGT